CGGGTGTCGGGGGCGAATCAGAGACCTCCGCCGAACCATGAGACCGCGATGACCATCGAGATCACACTGCAGCCCGACGGACGCTACACGCTGCGCGTGGACGGCGACGTGCTGACGCACAGCATGCGCCTGGACGACGCCTACCGCGCGGCATGGGGCCTCGCCCGCATCAGCACCGAGCCAGTCCAGATCTACCTGCCGCCGATGACCGCCACGTATCCGTCACTGTACGTCGACTGAGAGGAGCCGCATCATGACGCACGACATCAACGATCTGAGTACGTTCGCCACCGCCTACCAGGACAACGCGCCGCAGGGCGACGGGCTGTGCCGCATCAACTGGCTGAACGGCGACCCGGGCAGCAGGACGCCCGGCGCATTCTTCGTGACGCGCCGGCGCATCGAGGACCACGGCGTCACGGTCGAGGGCTCGCCGTGGCGCGAGATCGACCGGACGTTCCGCAGCGGCAGCAGCGAGTCGGGCTACGAGGCCCGGGCGCTGAAGGTCGCCGTGCTGGGCGTGCGGCAGCACGACGTGACCATCGACACCGACGGCGTGATGACGTACATCCCGCGCCCGCCACGCGGCGCGCCGAAGCCCGCCGGGTGGTCGCTGTACGTCGAGGTGCTGGTGATGGCGCAGGGCCTCGACACGCCGGTGGTGTGGGCCAGCAAGCGCATCAAGACGAGCATGGGGCTGGTCTCGATGCTGCGCGAGTACCGCACGGCACTGCTGGAGCCGTTCCGGCGGGAGCGCAAGAACCCCGGCGTGCCCAGCTGGGCGTTCTGGCTGCCGGTGCGCGGCGAGGTCGATGCGCGCAAGCAGCCGGTCTACGAGAAGACGAAGGGCTCGCCGGTGACGCCGCCGAAGCTGATCCTGCCCGACGGCGACGTCGCCACCATGGCGCGCGCGCTGTACGTCGGCAGGGCGCTGCTCGAGCGCGGCGAGGCGCTGCGCGCCCAGTACGACGCGTGGCTGCGCGAGACGCCGGCGGCGCCGGCAGCAGCGCCGGCCACGCCGCCGGTCAGCGAGGACGACCCCTACGCCGAGCCGTTCTAGTCGATCGTGGCGCGCCTGGCACCGTGCTGGGCGCGCCTGAGCACACGAGGAGACCAGACCATGCGGATCACCACGAACGTCAAGACGCTCCGCGACCGCCTCGCCATCGTCGGCCGTGTCGCAGTGAAGAAGCCGCCAGTCCCGACCCTCGCCGGCGTGCTGCTGGTGTGGGATGAGAACGCCGCCGCATCGGCGTCGCTGCGCTATGCCGAGTGCACCAGCCTGGACATGACGGTGCGCTGCGGCCAGGTTGGCACCGGCATCAGCACGGTGGTCGACCACGAGCTCATGAGCAAGACGATCGCGGCGCTGCCGGCGAGCGTGCAGGAGATCGAGGTCGAGATCAGCGCCCCGCCGTACCGCGCCGTCGAGGCTGGCAGCCTGATGACGATCAGCGCCGGACGCGTCACGGCGTCGCTGCCGATGATGGACGCCGCCGAGTGGCCGGAGGCGCGCCGGGCGCCGGACGGCATGACGCCAGTGCCCGCGGCGTTCCTGTCGCGGGCATTGGCGGCCACGCTGCTGTCGGCAGCGACCGACACCGGGCGCCCGGCGCTGGCCGGCGTGCACGTCGTGGTCGACGACGACGACGTGACGCTCGAGTCGAGCGACGGCTACCGCGCGCATCGCGCCAGCCTGACGCAGACCGGCGACGATGTCGTCGGCCATCGCCTGGACGTGATCGTGCCGCGCGCGGCGTGCGTCGTGCTGGCCACGCTGCCGATCGAGCAGATCGGCGTCATGGACGGCGTGCTGTGCGCCGTGGGCGGCGATGTGACGATGTGGACGCGCACGATCCACGGGGCGTTCCCGCAGCTCGAGCGCGTGCTGCAGCCGTCGCGCGAGTCGCCGAACCGCTGCCGGATCACCGGCGACGCGCTGGCCACGCTGCAGAGCGCTGTGCGGCTGGGGCAGCTGTACAGCGCGCCGAAGGGCGCGTCGACGACGCCGTGCGCGCGGTTCGTGCTGGGCGCCGACGGACTGCTGGTCACCGCGCAGCACGAAGGGCGGCAGGTGAGCGTGCCGATCGCCGTGCAGGACGGCGCAGGCAGCGGCGAGGCGCTGCTGAACCTGGCCTACGTCGCCGACGCGCTGAAGGCGTGCGGCGGCGACGTGGTGCTCACGATGGGCACGGCGACCATGCCGCCGTACCTGTCGGCGATCATGTGGGACGCTGACGCACAACCGCGGGCCAGCGCGTGCATCGAGGCCGTGATCATGCCGATGACGAGGTGAGGGCATCATGCGCCGCAAACACACGAACGAGGACCTGTTTCCGCCGACGATGGGGGCGCCAGCGCCCCCAGCCTACCGCGTGCGCTGCGTGGTCTGCGGCCAGGCGCGCCCGCGCGTGTTCCTCGACGGCATCGACCTGTGCGAGCCGTGCGCTGCGGACACCACGCAGCGCGCCATCGCGCAGCAGGCCATGGCCGAGCTGGTGGCGCAGATCGAGCTTCAGTCGCAGCGGTGGCTGGCGCTGATCGCCGAGCTGCCGCAGGAGCACCTCGAGCGCTGGCAGCGCGTGACGACGGCCGTGATGCTGGGCTCCGATGAGGCCCGGCTGCGCGCCACGATGCGCGCGCACGTCGAGCTGCGCCCGTACTACGACGGCCTGCGCGAGTGGCTGGCCATGACGCAGCGCCACGACGACGCCCTGCTGCGCTATCGCCGGATCATCGACTCGTATGACTGGATGGAGGAGAACCGTGAATCGTGACATGACCGACGCCGAGGCGCTGCGCCTGTATCGCGGCGGGATCGCCGCGCAGCGCATCGCCCAGGCCTGGGGCATCAGCCGACAGGCCACCATGTACCGCATGCAGCGCGAGTCGCTCCGCGCGGGCATTGCGTGGGCCGACGTGTACGAGGATCGGCGCGTCTCGACGACGCGCCAGTCGCCCGAGGTGGTGCAGGACGTGCTGCACCAGCATCGCCTCGGCGTCTCGACGCGCCGCATCGCCGCGAACCTGCAGATCCACCGCGCCACCGTGGTGCGGATCGTGCGACAGCTCGGGGAGGTCGACCGTGCATCATGAGCGCATCGAGATTGCCCTGATGGGCATGGAGGACTGGAAGGGCCGCGGCGATCCCGCCGACGCCCTGACGCTGCTGCGCCGGCAGAAGCTGCCCAGCGTCGGGACGCTCGACGAGTGCTACCACGTGCTCGGGCGCTGGGCCATCGCCCGGCTGCGCGGCGTCGATGCGTGGGATCGGCAGGGCCTGATCGATCTGCTGCTGCTGCGGCGGGCGCAGTACGGGCCCGTGAACCAGCAGTGGCACGGGCAGCTGGGGATCGTCGTGCGCATCAGCGACAAGGCCGCGCGGCTCGACACGCTGAGCCGCGTCGAGCCCAGCCGCGTCACGCACGACGCGATCGTCGACACGCTGCGCGACCTGGTCGGCTACTGTGTGCTGGGATCGATGATGCTGGGAGGTGTCGTATGACGTGGGAGCTGCCGAGCGCATACCAGCGCTACCGCGCCGAGAAGGACGCCGCCGAGGCCGTCGAGCGCGCCGAGTCCGCGGCGGCAGGCGTGCGGCCACCGAGCCGGCGGCGCAGTTCGCCACCGCTGTCGCAGGCAACGCGCGATCGAATCGCCCAGATGGCCGACGACGGCATCGGCTGCGCCGAGATCGCCCGAACGCTGGGCATCGGGTTCTCGACGGTCAAGCGGTGGCGCCGGCCCGTCGCGCCACGACAGCCGAACGACCGGGGCGGACGCAAACCGCGCGTGACCGCCGCGCAGACGGCGCAGATCCGCCAGATGGCCCTCGACGGCGTGCGCGTGGTCGACATCGCGGCGGCGGTCCAGCGCCATCCGGCGACGATCTACGACGTCCTGCGCCGTCTGGGGCTGAAGGCGGAGCGCCAGCCCACCATTGGCCCACGCGACGGGACGCTCGAGCGCGTGCGCCAGTGGATGGCGCTGCGCGAGGAGGGCGCGACGTGGTCCGACATCGCGCGCCAGTATGGCTGCCAGCCCGAGAATGTCCTGCTGCTGTGCCAGCGCTGGGGCAAATTGGCGGAGGAATCCGACGAGTTTTGAAAACTCGTGGAAAATTCCCCCAAAATCCCCCCTAAACCCTATTGACAATCGTGTACCAGTCTGGTATTCTTCTGGTGTCGGGGCGAGAGAGAGACCCCGGGGCACCTGGAGGGCACAGCCATGACGACGAAGATCACCGCCACGCACACGATCCGCACCACGATGACCGAGACGGAGATCCGCACCTGGATCGCGCAGATGGAGACGACGCTGGCAGCGACGCGCAGCGCGCTCGACGAGATGCCGGACAACGACGATCTGCCAGAGGTCAAGGCGGCGTTCGCGCAGATCTTCTGGTGCGAGGATCAGATCCGCGCGGCGACCCACGCGCTGCCGGCGCGCACCAGCACGAACCTCGCCGCCGCCGAGCTGGCATGGGCCCGCGAGCTGGAGCGCCGCCGCCGCGAGGACTGCGACGTGGCGAGCATCAAGCGCGCCGATCGCGCCGCAGACGTCGCCTTCGCCCGCGAAGGCCGCCGGTTCCGCTGACCACCGCCGCGACAGGGGCGCCGCTGTGGCGCCCCACGCACCACGAGAGGAGCACCGCCATGACGACCATCACGACCGCCGCGATCATCATCACCGCGCCGACCACGCACGCCGCCGCCAGCTCGACCATCACCGCCGAGATGATCTGCAATGAGCTGCTGCAGCGCCGCACCCGCGCCGACGGCCAGCTGCCGGCGCTGCCGCAGACGCCGGAGGCCAGCGATGACAGCCACGAGCGCCGCAGCCGATGCTACTGGTGGTGAGGACCACCGCCGCGACAGGGGCGCCGCTGTGGCGCCCCACGCACCACGAACCTGACGAGTTTTGAAAACTCGTGGAAAATCCCCCCTAAACCCTATTGACAATGATGTACCAGTCTGGTATTCTTCTGGTGTCGGGGCGAGAGAGAGACCCCGGGGCACCTGGAGGGCACAGCCATGAGCAGCACGACGCAGACGATCATCGACGGCACGCTGGACATCGTTCGACAGGAACTCGCCGCGGCATCCGCCGCCGAGCTGGACGCGCTGTACGCGATCGAGCGCGCCGCCGCGATCGTCGCCGACAGCCTGACGCGCAGCGCCGCGATGGACCAGGCGAACCGCCAGCTGCGCCGCGCCCGCCTGGCGCAGACGCAGCTCACCGCGACGTACCTGCAGCTGCTGGCGCAGCTGGAGGTCACGGTCGCCCCGATCGCCGAGCCAGTCGCCGCGCCGGTCGTCGCCGCCGCGCCGGTCGCCTACGATGTGCGCCTGCCGAGCCCGGCGCTGCCGCGGCGCCGCGCCGCCCGCGCCCCGGCCCCCCCGGTGGTGAGCAGCGCGCAGCGCAGCGCTCCCGCCCCGGTCGCCGCGCCGGTCGCCTACGATGTCCGCCTGCCGAACCCGCCGATGCCGCGCCGCCGCACCGCCCGCTGACCACCGCCGCGAGAGGGGCGCCGCTGTGGCGCCCCACGCACCACGAGAGGAGCACCGCCATGACGCAGGATATCGTTCAGGACGCCATGTACCGCCTGTGGGCAGACCCCGAGGATCGAGCCGCGATGGAGATCATCATCGACGAGCTCGAGGAGTCGACCCTGGTGCCGCGCCGGTATATCGTCGACTACCTGGTGAAGCTGCCGTGGACGCTGAAGCCATGGCTGACGATCGACATCGTGCGGCACGGGCTCGTGGGCGACTACAACGATCCCGACCCGGTCGCCGATGACGATCGCGAGTACCGCTGGCAGGTCGGCAACGATCTGCAGTACCTGAACCGCTGACCACCTTCGCGAGAGGGGCGCCGCTGTGGCGCCCCACGCACCACGAGAGGAGCACCGCCATGACGACCACGACCACCAGCAGCACGCAGATCGTCCCGGACTGGCAGCTGATCGCCACCATCACCGTGACCACGTGGCGCCCGTGGACCGACGCCGAGGCCAACTCGATGAGCACTGCCGTCCTCGCCACCTGCCTGGGCGCGATGCCGGGCGATGCGACGTGGGACCGCGTCGTGGTCGAGCTGCCGCGCCAGCGCCTGGCGCTGATCCGCGACATGCTGCGCGAGCGCTGGGGCATCCTCGGCTGGCGCAACGCCCGCAGCGGCGACATCCGCACGGTGTCGCTGAGCCTGCCGGAGCCCGAGGCGCGGGCGCTGTACGAGGTGCTGCGCGCGGTGCCGCTCAACTGGCGCGTCGAGATCCACGTGCGCCGCCCCGTGCGGATGTGAGCGCCACGCTGCCAGAGCCCGGGCATGATCGCCCGGGCTTCACCGTTTCGTCGATCCTGGGCCGTCTGAGCGGCCCTACAGCCCGGAGGAGCATCATGGTTCCACCCCCGCCGCCGCCCGCCGAAGTCCGCACCGTCGACCAGCTCGACGTGTGGTGGACGCTGGCCATCGCCGGGCGCGAGAGCGAGTACCCGTGCCTCGACGCGATCATCGAGCGCGAGTCGCGCTGGGTGCCGCAGGCGCTCGGCGATGCCGGCGCGAGCGTCGGCCTGGCGCAGCGCCACATGCCGACGCACGGGGCACCACCACGGCCGTGGATGGTGCCAGACCAGACCCGATGGTTCATGGACTACGCCGATCGCCGCTACGGCGACCTGTGCGCCGCGTGGCGCGCATGGCAGCGACAAGGCTGGTGGTGACATGATCCCGACCGAAGACGCCGAGCAGCTCGCCGTGGTGGCGTGGTGCGAAGGATATGCGCTCGCCGACGCGCGCGCCAGGCTGCTGCTGCACGTGCCGAACGGCGGCCAGCGGCACATCGCAACGGCCGCGCGACTGCGCCGCCTCGGCGTGCGCCCCGGCGTGCCCGATCTGCTGCTGCCCGTGGCCGTGGCGCCGTACCACGGCCTGTGGATCGAGATGAAGCGCCGCAAGGGCGGCCAGGTCAGTGCCGACCAGCACGGCTGGATGGACGCGCTGCGCGCCGAGGGCTACGCCGTCGCCGTGGCGCGTGGCGCCGACGAGGCGATCGAGATCATCATCGCCTACCTGGGAGGCACGTATGCCCAGTAAGTCGCCGACGATCGCGCCGCGGCAGTGTATCCGCTGCGGCGTGCAGTTCACGCCACGCGCGCGCAACGGCGTGCGCTGCGCCGGCTGCAGGAACCGCTACAAGCCCCTGCGCCGCTGTCGCGTGTGCGACACGCCGCTCTACCGGCAGAAGTGCCCGCAGCGCGTGGTCTGCGGGCCGTGCCACGAGCGTCTGCGGGCGCAGAACCGCGTCTACTGCCGCACCTGCGGCCAGATCGGCGTGCTGCGGCGGGACACCACCGTCCCGCTGAACCCGAAGCGCTCGATCGCGCGCTGCTACGACTGCGCCATGCGCACCCAGCGCCCCTACCAGCGCCAGCGCTACGAGCTGCGCAAGAGCGCCGGGATCAAGGCGCCGCGGACGCTGCCGGTGTATCGCCATCAGACCGACGCCGAGCGCACGCGCATCGCGGCGCTGCTCGACAGCGGCCTGACGCAGCGGCAGGTCGCCGCCAAGCTTCGCCTCAACGTCCTGCGCGTGCGTCACGTCGTGCGACGTGGTGCCGCCGTGTCACTGAAGGGTAGAGCCGATGGGTCGTCATGGTCGGAGTGGTTGACCCAGAAGGAGCTGATCCGGATCTTCGAGCACGCCACGGTCATGCGCGTGGCGATGTGGCGCAGCTATGGATTCCCGATGCGCCGCTACGGCACGGATCATGCCAGCGGGCAGGCGTACATGTGGGTGATCCACGAGGACGATCTGGAGACGTGGATTCAGGATCGCAACTCGTGGGTGCTGTGGGACATGGACGACATCGTGGACGACTGGTGGCGGGCCATCGCGCTCGCGGCCCGGCCACCGGGCAGCCCCGGCTGGCTGCCGATCGGCGTGGCCGCGAGCCTCTGGGGACTGGCGCGCTCCGGCGCTGCGCGACGGGTCACCGACAGACGCTACACGGGCCGCGTCCTGACGATGCGCTCCACCAGGTGGCTGTGGAGCGAGGACGTGGTCGCCCACGCCCTGCAGCACGACGGCCGTGTCATCGTGGCCCCGACCGTGCCGCGCAACGCCACGCGGTATGGCACGAGCAACACCAACCTCGGCGCCTATCAGAACCGGCGGCGATCACGGCAGATCGCAGGTGATGCACTCCGGGCCGTCCCAGTGGCCCGCTGATGGCGTCAGGCTGCCCTGCGCCGGCCACTGGGGGGCGGTGGCCGGCGTCGGCAGCGGGGTCAGCGTCGGCGCGGCGACGATCGGCAGATGCTGCCGGTACACTGCTGGCGAATAAGTCGCGCGCGCCGTCGCCAGCCACAGCGCCGCCGTCAGCAGTATCGCACACACGACGAGCCGCCTCATGGCCGCACCACGTCCTGCAGCCGGGGCGGCGCCTTCTCGGGCACGATCTCGATGCGATCGGTGATCGCGTCGTAGCGGGTCTCGATCACGCGGAACTGGCGCAGGCGCGCCAGGCCGTCGACGCCGATGAAGGGCAAGCTGAGGAGCTGCACGGCGTCGCCGGCGCGCACGCGGTAGGGCTCGACGATCGCGCCGAGCAGCGTCACGCGCGATGGCACGATGGCGATCTCCGGGATCGGTGTTGATGCGTTGTCGAGCTCGGTCCTGACCACGTCATCGATGAACGTACTGGCGGGCGACTCGATGAATGTCTGCCTCGTCAGGTCGAGCTGTGTGACACTATCGGCGTTCGTGAGCGTGGTGCTGCGCGTCTGGCGGCCATCAATGGCGGTCTGCAGTGCGTAGCCGCTGTTGAACACGTTGGTGTTCAGCCGATCCATGGTCATGGTGTCGAGCTCGATCTGCCACGTGCGCTGCACCTCGGTGGCATCGCGAATGAACACGACGCGCTGATGGTCGACGCCCCACACGAACGGCACAATCCCATTGCCTGGCCGTGTCAGCTCGTCCATGATGTCGCCGGGGCGTTGATCGAGATACACAATGGTTTCGGGGTACGCCACCTCGCTGATGATGTCCATCTGATCGGCGCTCGGCACCAGCTGGCCCGGGTTCAGCGCGTTGATGCTGGAGATCAGATCCGTCGGGATCTCGATGGGGTTCGTACCGCCCTGAGCCCACGACACGGCAAAAAACCCCGACATGCGCACGTAAAACTCGTCGGTGCTGGCGACGGTGACGGTGCTCGTCGGCACCAGCCCGGCATAGACCACCGTAACGCCATCGGATGGCAGCACGGTGAACAGCGAGATGACGCTCACATCAGTGGCAGGCCCGGCGATGGTCGTAACCGTCGTCTCGACGCCACCGACGCTCTGCGCATGACTGACGCGCACACTGATGCCCGCTGGTATGTTGTACTCGAGAATCACGCGCGCCTCAGTGATCGAGCGCGAGGATCGGCTCGGCGTCACGTAGCGCCAGCGTCCGCGCATGGACGTGGTGTAGCGTCGCGCCTGCATCGAGACGCCGATCTCGGCGTCGTTGCTGATGCGATTGTACAGATCCATGCGCTCGCCGCTGCCGCCGTCCAGCGGCACCCATTCGGTAAGCCGCTGGTCTCGCCACATTGCCGTGTACAGCGTGTCGTACATCGCCGTGCGGTAGCCCAGCGCCTGTATGCGTACGCTCGTCGCGCTCTCGACGCTGACGCCAGCGCCGGTGACGCGTCCCTGCCACAGGACCTCGCCGCCCCGCGATACCCGCACGTGCAGGATGTCGCGCCGGTCGAACAGGCTCATCGCGTCGCGCGGCGCCACCAGCGCCGTGTAGGTCAGGTCCTTGTCTCCACCGGTGTCTGTCGCCCACTGCAGCTGCGTGATCATCGCCGTGTGGTCGGCGACCAGCGCGCCCGTCGGTGACTCGTAGAGGCCAACCTGGTAGTTCATTCGGGCACCACGTAGGCTGCGCGCCGTCGCACCGACCAGTTCTGCGTGACGGCGACATACTGGATGGAGCTGGAGATAAACGTGCCGTAGATGCTGCCCGTCGCCGGCGCCTGGTGGACAGCGAGGTCCCCGTAGGCGAGCGTCGCCGGATACTGCAGCGCGTCAGCGCTGGTGCGGATGTCCGCCGTCGGCCGTGGCGTCACGGTGGGGCGGTGGTACGTGACCACGCTGTCCCCGCTGTAGCCGGTGGTGTAGCCGTCGAGGTAGATCGCCGCGTTGTACTGGCGCGGGTAGAACGCATACAGCGCCGCGATGTCGATGATGTCGCCGATGGTGCTCGTGCCGCGCGAGATCGTCAGACGTATGCGTGTGAAGTTTCCGCGCAGCGGGAAGTACCCCATATGCACGACATACACCTGATTGGTTGATACTGCTGCGATCTCGATGGGCACCGGCGGGCCCTCGACCTCCCACGTCGTGCCGCTGGGGCCGAGCAGTGTCACCTGCAGCGTCCACGGCTCGGTCGACGACGACACCAGCGCGGTGGCGATCGTGAGGTACAGATCGAACCCGCCGGCCAGCGGCGTGCCCAGCGTGAGCGTGATGCTGTCACCATAGACGCTGGTGTTCGTCTGCGTGAAGCGCAGGAAATTGATCGAGATGCCCGGCGGGAACGCGTAGGTGCCGATGGCCACGGTGCCCATCGCCATGCCTGGCGGCAGCGCGGTGTAGATCGCCGTGCTGCCCGTGGTGAAGTCCCCGTCTGTGCCAGTCGCCGCTCCGAACGTCGAGGCGTCGATCGTGACCAGATCCGCCGTCGCGGCGTGCATCAGCAGCAGGCCACGTACGCGCGGCTTCGGGCCGGTGACGGGCGTCAGCGCGACCTCGATCGGCGACGGCGTGTGGTGCGAGCCGATCGCAAACGCCGTCGTGGTGCGCGCCGCCACGTTCGAGGCCGTCACCGCCGTGCTGGTCGGGTTCAGCCACAGGCCTCGCCGGCGGAATGCGATCGTGATCGCCGAGATCTCGTTGATCAGCAGCAGGTCGGCCCAGTCTGCCGGCAGGCCACCGCCGCCGCCGTCGGGGCCGAGGATCGCCGCGTGCAGCACGACGCCCGCCGTCAGCGTGCTGCCATCGATGCGGATGCGCAGCGTCACGGCCGTCACGTCCTCGCCACGTGCCCAGCGCCGCGCCTGGTCGAGCAGCCGCAGCGTGTTGCGCAGGTCGGGGATCGCGTTGGCGCCGGTCGCGGTCACCGTGATGGTCTCGGTCACGTCATCGTACGGGCCACGTCCGCCGAGGTCGCTGATCTGCGGCGGCGAGACGGCCAGTGGCCAGCCACCGGCGGCCAGGTACAGCGCGTTACCGGAGATCAGGTTGACCGTCGTCGTGCCGTCGGAGATCGACAGGGTCTGCATCAGATACCTCGCGGAAGCTGCGACTGCACGATGCCGCGTCGCGCGGCCTCGCTCATGCCACGCGTTACGGCGCGCTCGATGGCGTCGATGTCGCGCTGGTCACGCACTGAGCCGATGGTGATGTTGATCGTAACGCCGGTACGCCCTGGCAGCTCGCCCAGGGTGGCGATGCCTGCGCGACCGCCCGGTGGCATCACACTGCCTGGGCCCAGCGCTGGCGGCGGCGCCGGCGGCTTCGGTGGCTTCGGTGGCGGCTTCGCTGGACTCGGTAGCTTGAGGCCGTCTCGAATCCACTGCGGCAGCGCGGCGGAGGCGGCAGCGATGACGGCATTCAGCGCATCGCCAACAGCTTTGACTCCGGCGCTAATGCCTTTGCCGATTCCATCGACGATGGACTTTCCAAGGTCGCCTGGAATACTGCCCCAGCTGAACGTCTTTTTCAGCCACGTTTTGACGCCTTCCATCGCATTCACCACGCTCGTGTAGATGTTCCCCAGTGGTGCGGTGATGCCGCTCGCGGCGTCCTTGATCGCGTTGATGATGCCGGTCTTGATGTTGGCGAGGTTGCCGGTGATGCCATTCCACGCGTCCCTGATCGTGCTGGTGATGCGATCCCTGATGTTGGCGAGATACCCGGTGATGCCGTTCCACGCATCGTTGATCGCGTTGATGATCCCGTTCCGGATGTTGGCGAGGTTACCGGTGATGCCATTCCAGGCGTCTCTGATCGTGCTGGTGATGCGATCCCGGATGTTGGCGAGATACCCGGTGATGCCGTTCCACGCATCACCGATCGCGTTGACGATCCCATTCTTGATGTTGGCGAGGTTGCCGGTGATGCCATTCCACGCATCGTTGATCGCGTTGACGATGCCGTTCTTGATGTTGGCGAGGTTGCCGGTGATACCGTTCCACGCATCGTTGATGGCGTTGACGATGCCGTTCTTGATGTTGGCGAGATACCCGGTGATACCGTTCCACGCATCGTTGATCGCGCTGACGATCCCATTCTTGATGTTGGCGAGGTTGCCGGTGATCCCGTTCCACGCGTTGCGCAGCGCATCGATGATGCCCTGCCGAATGTTGGTCAGGTTGCCGGTGATGCCGTTCCACGCGTTGCGCAGCGCATCGATGATGCCGTTCTTGATGTTGGCGAGGTTGCCAGTGATGCCATTCCACGCGTTGCGCAGTGCATCGATGATGCCCTGCCGAATGAACGTGAGAAACCCGGTGATCCCGTTCCACGCGTTGCGCAGCGCATCGATGATGCCCTGCCGAATGTTGGCGAGATGTGGCTTGATCCCGTTCCATGCCGCACTCAGCCCGCCCATGATGCCGTTCTTGATGACGTCGATGATCGGGCCTACGATGGTCCACAGCAGCTTGAAGCCGAGCTCCTGACCCTTGACGAACAGATCGGTGATCTTCTTCAGCCCATCGCTGAATGCAGTCCAGTCGCCACGGATCAGCGCGAGCGCGGTGTCGACCACCGCACGGATCATCTGCATCGCGTTCTGGAAGAGATTACCGATGACGCCAAACGCGGCGACGACCGTCTTCATGATGCCGTCGCCGTTGTCAGCCCAGAACTGCTGTAACGCCTTGAGCGTCTCGCTGACGATGACGCTGATGCCGTGCATCACCGTCTGGATGGTGGCCTGCACCTCGATCATCGCCATGTCGACCACGGCCTGCACCTGTGGGAACCTGGTGCTGATCTCCTGCCAGAACTTCTGGGCAGCCATCACGGCGGCAAACAGCCCGGCCACAAAGAGCGACGTCACCAGCACGATCTTGGCGATTGGCGCGGCGATCGCCACGAACGCCGCGACCAGCGCCACGCCGATCACGGCGGCCAGCGCAATGACGATCGGTACCAGATTGTCTTTGACCAGCTGGATGAACGGCTGCAGCTGGCGCGAGATCTCGGCGCCCTGGCCGGCGAACTGCTCGAAGCCCGGGATGAGCTCGACCACCTTGTCGATGAGCGTGGCGAGCGGATCCTCGGCGCTCATGACCGAATTGACGACGCCGAGAATCAGATCGCTGACCGGCAGCAGCGCCAGCGAGAACTTGTCGAAGATCATCGCCGGGACTTCGCCGAGCGACTGGATCGTCGCGCGCTCGGTGTCGGCCACGTCGCCCAGTGTGCTCAGGCTGTCGCCGGCCATGGTCATGGCGGTCATGGCCTCGGGGCCGAGGTCCTCCCACTGCGTGCCGAACAACTTGACTCCGGCGGCGTTGCGCTCGACCTCGCTCTCGATGCCGGCCAACGCGGGCATGATGATCTTGAACGCGTCCGCTGTGTCGATCGCCCCGCTCTGCAGGCCCTCATACAGGTTAACCTTGACCTCGTCGGTGAGGTCGGTGAAGTACAGCGCGTCCTCCAGATCACTGACGAACCGCTCGGCCATCTGGCCCGGCTCGCCACCGATCACCGGCTTGAGCACGACGTCGCCCTCGCCAGTTGTCAGCTCGCTGAGCCTGATCCCGAACTCCTTGAAGGCATCGGCCGCCTTGTCGGTGCCCAGCACGCCGCCAGCCATCCCGCTCTCCAGCATCGAGAAAAACTCGGTCGCGCTGGCGCCATTGTCGGCGAACAGGTTGCTGTACTCGCCGATGGAGTCCAGGAAGTCGCCGCTCGCATCGAGGCCTCGAGCGAAGCCGGACGCGATCACGTCCGTGGCCTCCGCGCTGGTGAGGCCGAACTCCTCCATGAGCGTGCGCGTGGCAGCGATCACAGATGTCACGTCCGTGCCGTATCGTCGCGCCAGCAGCTGCGCGTCGTCGAGGACGGCCGTGAGGTCGACATCGTTCAGGCCCTGCAGCACCGTGCGTGCGGTACTGGCCTGATCGCCGATGTTGATCAGCCCCGCGCCGATCGCAGCGATGCCGCCCACCGCCGCCGCCGCCGCGCCCTTGCCCAGCCCGACGAGCCCGGTGTTCAGATCGCCGAGCGCCTTCTGGGCCTCGTTGCGGAGCTTGACGATGATTTCGAGATTGAAGGCCACTATCGTCTCCGCTCTGCGCGCTTCTGCTCGGCCTCGCGCTCCTCGTGACGTGCCTCGTATGCTGCCATGATCTCGTCGAGCGCGTCGGGATCGAGATCGTCGACGTCGGCCAGGTTCAGCCTGGCCACGTCCATCAGCAGCAGCGAGATGTGGGCATCATACTGCCCGGCGCTGACCGCGCGGCCCTTGATCCGGCTGCGCCATCGCGTGGTCAGCTCCCGGCGTTTGGGCTTCGGCGGCTGTTGCGATCGCTGATCTCCTGCAGCACGCGCTGCACCAGCGGCTCCAGCGGGTCGAGGTCGCCGACGTTCTCGGCAGTGCAGGGCACGCCGGCGAACGCCGGACCCTGCCACGACAGGATGTTCTGCCGCAGCAGCGCGATCTGGTAGAGGCCAACGTCGATCTCGACATCCGGCGTTCCTGTGCGACCGTTGACGCGGCTGGTCGAGACACTGGTGGCCTCGCTCTGCACCGCCTGCTGCACGGCGACGCTCATGCGCGAGCGGATCCAGATCACGTCCATGTCGGGGGTGATGGCGGCCTCGGCGATCTCTCCGTGCTGAGTGATCGCCGACTTTCCTCGAGCGAACATGGCGAAACTCCTTACAGTGCGGTCCGCGCGTTGCGCACCACGATCTGGCAGTCGCTGGTCAGTGTGGAGTCGTAGGTGCCCTCGATGGTCAGCTCGACCGTGCGGTTGCTGTCGGCGTTGGTGCCCCAGCTCAGCGCCTCGAACGGACCGGCGGTGTCGACCTGGACGTAGTGGTTGAAGCCGCTCTCGATCACCGCGCCGTTGTGCCGGACGCGCACCTTCACGGTGTCGTGGGCCAGCCACTGGTCGTACTGCGTGAAGTCGGGCAGCTCCATCACGATCGTGGTGGTGATGCCGATGACGCGGCTGCGCCCGGTGCGCGAGAAGTCGAGCGTCGCGGTATCGCCGCCGCCGAGGTACTTGAAGGTGACGCCGGTGCGCAGCGTGTGCGACGCGCTCACCAGTCGCCCGGTGACGGCCGTGGTGCCGAACGCCGAGCTGGTGTCGATCCACAGCGACATCATCTGGCCCGGGAGCATCGCGCCGGCGATCGCCGCCGGGGCCGAGTCCGCCGGGCTGTTCGTCGCCAACTTGCGGCACTCGCCGTTGCCGCTGAAGGTCAAGACGCCGTCTTCAGCAGACGCATCGTTGGACAGCGTCGCCTCGAGGAACATCGCGTAGGCGCCGATGAGCTGCCGTACCGCGCTGTCACCGAACCAGAGCGTGTACGACTCCAGATTGTCGCTGGCCATGGTGCGCACAAAGGCCCAGTCTCGCGTGTTCGTTGCGCCGCTTGGGGTGGTCGCCGCCGTGACGTTGCCGTCGAGGATCCCGTTGAGCAGGAACGGCAGCATCGACGTGTCGATGGGGCCCTCGGTGATCTCGAACGTGGCGCCGGTGCGCGTCATGACGGTGCGGAACGCCTCGGCGAGGACGCCGCGCGACTCCGCCGGACGGTTGAGGCTCTTCGTGGGCGTCACCGAGCCGCCCAGGTGAATCAGGTGCGTCGGCGCTGCGATCGCCGTGCCCCGCGTGGATTCGATCGACGCCAGCAGCGTCTCAAAGGCTAGCTCGACGGCCATGTGATGATCCTCCTACGATTACCAGCGGGTGATGCTCATGGTAAATGCGCCAGTGGTCGCTCCACTGCCTGTTGGGACTTGAAGACCCAGGGCGATGTACGGGTATGGCATCCCGAACTCTGGCACGTTATAGCGCCATTCGTTGTTGGTATTGATGGTCAGCGCTGCAGTGTTGAGCGCATACGGAATTGTCGCGCCATTGTGCGCTCCCAGAATCAACGCGACAGTCTGTCCGGAGCTGATTGTTGCTGTACCCAGAAATTGACCGGCAAGTCCTGGCACAGCAATGGCTGTGTAGCCACGTACCGCTGATGCGGCGTTGAATGCCGTACCACCCAGGCCGTTGTTCCAGCCTGTACCGATCATGACAATGCAGTTGGTATAGCCAGCAACGCCGAACGGAATGTACAGCCAGTGGATACTGGCATCGCGGATTGCCAGATCTCCGCCGACAATTGCGCCACCGGAGTCGTTGGTGATATCGCTGCCCGATGGCACCGGCGCAGCGGATGTCAGATACAGCTGCGAGTAGCCGTTGGGGCGCACATACAGTCGGCCACGGTCGTCGATGGTCGGCATGGCGTAGTCGCCGGCAGTGCTGCTGGTGGCCAGCGGCGTCGCGCGCACCACGCCGAGGATCGGGATGCCCGGGTCTGCCGTCGTGTGCGCCGAGTCCTCAGCCTTCGGCACGACCGCGCCGGCTGTATCGACCAGCACCGCCGCCCCGGCGAGGTTGCCGCTGCCCACGTCGATGGCCCGCACCGTGCGTGTGGTCGTGCCCGACGGGGCCGACGTGGGCTCCAGGATGTCGTAGTTGTCTGGCATGCTACCCCCTCAGCCGCTTGTCATGCACGTTGGTGGCGATGTCGACGGTGCGATACTCGCTGCCGTCGGCGACGATCCAGCCGGTCGTGATCGTGTCGATGGTCGCGCCGCTGCCGGCAGTGATCAGCCCGGCCAGCGTCCGGTTGGTGTCGACGTCCATCAGATCGAGCGCCGCGCTCACGTAGTACCGCACATCGCGCTCGGCCTGCTCAGTGTCGCGCCACGACAGCATTATACGGGTGATCAGCCGATACCGCACGGCCACGAGGCGCGTGTTGCTGCCCGCGCTGGTCGTCGCGTCGGTGCGCTCGACGCTGTCCAGCAGGGTGTACAGCATCGGCGGCGCCTGCACGGCGCGTGGCTCGTAGGCCAGCGTCGCCGTGATGCCCGTCATCGTCGACCACACGTGGTTCAGATTGGCGACGATGTCCTCGAGGCGATAGCTCATGCGCCACCCACGATGGCCTTGCCGGCCTTGTCGATCTCGCCGCGGATCTTGTCCTGGCTGTCCTCGAGCGCCCACACGAGGAACGGGCGATGCTTGTGCACGTACTTGCCATAGACCACGTTGGTGCCCACGATGCCGCGCTGCTCCGAGCGCTGCACCTGGCTGGTGATCGATCGCCGCAGGTTGCCGGTGAGCACCGGCGTGTAGCGCCCCGACGTCATGTCGCGCGAGACGCGCCCGCCAGCGTACCGGATCGGGCGTGGTCTGGCAGTGCGCGGCCCAGCCTCCTTCGTGCGCGCCAGCACGAGCGCTGTGGCGCGCGTGAGCAGGCGAGTCAGGATCTCCTCCTGCCGCGCCGGATCGAGGTTGGCCAGCAGGCGATCGAGCCCGTCGATGGTGATGCGATCGGCGGTCACGTCACCACCTCGCGCCACTGCGCCCGCGCACGGTGGATGACCATGCGCTGCGTCGCGTTGATGCCGCCCACGTAGCTGACAGCGCCGCCGCCCTCGACGCCCTGCACCTCGCTGTACAGCCCGCGGTCGCGCTGGCGCCACGCGTTGACGGCCAGCTCGAGCGCGACCTGCTGCACGTCTGCCGGCGCCGGGCCGTAGCCCCACACTGCCGTGATGCGATACGCCGCATGCGCGCGCCACCGTGTCTCGGCGTCGGCGGCGATCAGGTAGCCGGCCTTCTGCACGTAGTCGTCGGGATCGATCGTCGTGCCGGTCGTCGACGTGAGCTTGGCCACCTCGACGACGGCCGTGACGCTGCCGTGCTGGTGCGCCGGCAGGCGCATGTAGGTCGTGCGATACGGCTCGCTGCGCACGACCTCGGCGGAGGCCGCGCCGTACGCTGCGTACTCGACGGGCAGCAGCGCGCTCTCAACCATCGCGCAGGCCCGATCGAGGATATCCTGCAGCAGCGCATCGAGCGCCACCGCGACGGTGACCGACGGCGTGGTGCCGCCGGTGAGGCTGTTGGTGCCCAGCGTGAGCGGCGACGCGATCCGGGCAGATCGCGCCGACCACACCACCAGGTAGGGCCCGCCCGCCGAGCCGTACACCGTGACCGGTGCCGCATCGCCGGACGTCGCGGCCACCGTCGTGATCGCCGCCTGCACCGTCGCCGGCGTGGCGTTGTATGCGATCGCGACGGTGGCCGTGCCCTGGTAGACCAGCGTGTAGGTGCCGCCCGTCGGCGCCCCGGTGACCGTGACGCGCTGCGCGGCGCGATCCGGCACCTGGTCGAGATACTCGCGCAAGTCCGTCACGGTCAGTCCGAGTGCCATGTCAGAACTCCATGATCGTGACGCGAATGGCGTGCGTCGACGACGGCACAATGCCGTACAGCGTCTCGCCGGGCGGGATCTGGATCTCCGTCATGACCTTCGATGACGAGGTCAGCGTGAACCCGGCGCCGGCCACGACGGTTGCCGGGCCGAGCGTCACGTCCTGCCCGCCGCTGTCGCTGAACAGGTGGATGTGGCAGCCATTGCTGGCCGCCGTGTGGATCGCTGTCGGGCTCGTGGTGATCGTGACCGACTTCGCCGTGATCGGCATGGCGCCCTCCGTCAGACCAGCGACCAGCTGATGTACGCGTTGCCGACCAGCCCCGCCGATGCGCCGCTGGCCACCGAGCCGGTGACGAACTGCGTCGACGTGACCTTGCGCGACATCGAGCCGTTGGTGCCGGCGTTGGTGGCGCTGTTCAGCACCTTCGCCGCCGTGGCCAGCGACTGCCCGTCAAGCAGCGTGTCGTTCAGCGTGGTGGCGTTCGCCGCGACGCCGACATCGATGGTGCATGCGCCGGTGGTGAACGTCGTCACGTCGAGGATCACCGAGTGCACGATGATCGCCGCGCCCGCCGGGTTCGCCCACGCGAAGACGCCGCCCGCGGTGTCGACGGCCGCCAGCGCGACCTTGTCGACGCGGATCAGGCCGTTGAGCGTCGCGCCGCTGGCCGCCAGTGTGCCGGAGACGGTGAGCGTACCACTCACCGTCTGGCTGCCACCGACGACCCACGACTCCCCGCCCTGCTCCTGGTAGTTGGAGCTGTTGTAGGTCATCGTAGTCCTCCTTACGCGCCGCTGACGACCTCAGCCGCCGCCGCCGCCGTGCTCGAGAGCGCCGCCGGGGCCAGGCGCGGGCCGTACCGGATCGCGATGACCTCCCCGAACGCGATGTTGGCCGTGGCGCTGGTGCGCACCGCCTGCACGTACCGCTGGCGCGGCTCGCGCACATCGACGATCAGGATCTTGCCGTTGACGTCGTCGTTCACCGCGCAGGTGACCGCCGCCGATGCGCCGGTGATCAGCGCCATGCCGGTGTCGCTGTCCGCGGTGTTCTGCTCGACCTTCAGCGTCGCGACGCCCGTCGCTGCGCTGTCGGTGATCGTGGTGACGAACAGGACGCCGTCCCAGCCCTGCATGTCCAGCCGGGTCGAGTTGCTGTCGGTGTTGTTCGCGTTGGAGATCGCCGCGCCGACGTACGCGACCTCGACGTTCTCGTTGAGCTGCCCGATGTGTGCCATGGGTTCCTCCTCAGGCCAGCTTCAGGCGCTGGAATGCCTCGGCGAGCACGGGCTGCCCGTCGACGTACGTGCGACCGATGTAGCCGATCTGATCGGTGCTGGCGTAGAGCTCGGCGAGCACCTGCAGCTCGTAGCGCCCCGTCTCGGCGATGTAGTAGTACGAGAAGTCACCGATGATGGCGACATACAGGCCGGTGGTGTAGGTGTTCGGCGCGTACTCGCTGACCAGGTACGGCACGTCCGCGATGGTCGGCGGCAGGCCCTGCGTGATGCCACCGCCCGGTCCAAGCCCCGGCGACCACAGGTAGTTGCCCGAGCCGTCCTTCAGCTTGCGGATCCGCGCGATGGTGTCGCGGTGCATCACCCAGCGCGTCGCCGGGCGCGACCAGTAGGCCGCCTTCAGCGCGTGCTTGGTGTCCAGGATGTTGTCCGCGGTGAACGACGTGGTCGCCGACGCCGTGGTGTCCCGCGTGGTCGGGATGCCCTGCACCGACGCGGTGAACACGCCGAGCGGCTGGCCGCTGGCCCCGGTGCCGGTCAGGAACGCCTTCTCCTCGGTGATGCCGAACTTGTAGGCGAGCCGGGCCTGCACCCACTGCTCGATGTTGACGCGCGACTGGTTCACCAGCGTGCGGCTGATCTTGACTTCCTTGCTGAGCCGCGTAGGCCGCAGCGTGCGGAGGCCGGTGCGCATCGCCGTGTCGGTGGTCACGCTCGCCACCTCGGTGAGCCAGTCGGCGTCAGCCGGATCGGCGTCCCACGTCGGGGCGATCAGCTCGGTGCCGACGTCCATCGGGATCACCGTTGCCAGACGGCGCAGGTACACCTCGTCGTCGATGAACTTGATGATGCCGTTGGCCAGCACCGCCGGCGCGACGAGGTAGCCGCCCTGCGCATCGACGCCGGCGGAGAGGTCCTTGCGCTCGGCGGCGCTCAGCATGCCGCCCTTGAACCAGTTGCGCACGAGCTGCAGCTGGCGCTGCTCCACGTCGCTGCCCGACGCGGTGCCGCCGATGCCGAGGCGCTGCTGCGGCGCGCTCAGCTGGGCCATCGCCGACGCTGCCGCCGCATCGCGCTCCAGGCGCTTGGCGTCGGCCATCTTGGCGTCGAACTGCTCCATGATGCGGTCGTACTGGGCCGAGTCATCCGCGCTCAGCCCCTTCGGGTTCTCCAGCAGCGATCGCGCGCGGCCGTAGAGCTCCGTCGCCTCGTTGTACAGGCTCTGGGTGTTCATGAGGTTCTCCCACTCCGCAGCAGCGCCAGTGCCGCCGCTGCTACCCGCAGTTGGCGTTCTCGACCATCCACCGGCAGAGCGGGTGCGACACGCGCGGCGCGCTCCTCGTCGGGATCAGGCTGATTGATCAGGCGCACACTGGTGGCGCCGAGCTCGATCGCCGCCTCGGCGATCTGGTTGATAAGCTGTGTGTCGCGCGTCGAGTGCCGTGCCCCGGCCTTCATCGCCGCCCGCAGCGCGTGCAGCAGTGTGCCCAGCGGCATCGTCGTGCTCCGCGCCTTCGCCGCGACCGTGGCGCTGTTCGCGCCCCAGTTGACGTCGCTGGTCTCGTAGAGCTTCAGCTCGCGCAGGTTGCGGATCACGCCGAGCGGGCTGCTGGCGTTCTCCTCGAAGTCGAACCGCACGGCGTCGAAGGCGAAGCTCATCTCGAGCGGCGCGCCGCTGCGGATCGCCGTCAGCACCTCGTTGGCGCGCGGCGTGTCGAGGTACGTCCGCGTCACCTCGGCGCCGCCCGTCGCCGTCGGGGCGCGCATCAGCACCTCCGCCGGCAGCGCCTGGCGCGGCACCTCGCGGATCGAGTCGATCAGCGCGATCGGCGGCGCGTCCATGTCGTGCTGCCACAGATGCAGCACGCGCCCGGCACGCTCCGACAGCGTCTTCGAGAACGCGCCGTTGTGGATGATGTCGGCGTAGCTGTCCATGTTGCCGAACACCGAGAAGATGCCGGTCACCGTGCGATCATTGATCGACGACGGCATCAGGAAGCCCGCCTTGCGCTCGTGGCGCGACGCGCGGGACCGCTGCGATCGTTCCATGCTGGCCACCTGCTCCTCCGCCCAGCGCTGCGCCCGCTCCGACTGGCGCCGCGTGCCACCGCCCCACAGCGCGTGTGCGACGACGCCCGGCGACGGGTAGTCCTCGTGGTCCGGGTTCGCCGCCGGCGCGTCGAGGTCGGCCATGTGCCGCGCGAACCACGCCGCCATCCGGACGGCCTTGTCCTCGCTCACGAACCCGTCGGCCATCTGCCGCGCCTCGCGGATCGTGCGCTCGACCACGCCGTCGCCCGACAGGCCGTCGCGGTGCCACTCGAGGCCCCGCCGCGCGTTCGCGCGCAGCCAGGCCGGCGCGTCGACCTTCGTCTCGGGCACGGGCGGCGCGACCTTGCGTCGCTCCTCGTCGTCGTCGTCGTCCTCGTCGTCCATCTCGGCCACGTAGTAGTCGATGATGGCCCGCGCCTCGTTGACGATGTCCTCGTCGAGGTCAGCGGTCTGTGGCAGGCGCGACGCCGCGGCGCGCAGGCCGCTCGACAGCACGTACAGCTCGCCGTCGATCACGTCGGCGATGCCGAGCTTATAGCTGCCGCGCAGCTCGGGCCGCTCGTCGTCGTACACGAGGAACGCCCGCCGCGCCAGCTCGTAGTCGGGCTCGTCGCTGTCGAACATGGCCAGCTCGAAGACGCGCCGCGCCGCGCCCGGGCCGTCCCAGCGCAGCGTCTCGTTCAGTGGCAGATCCGTGTCTGCGCCGATGACCCATGCCATGTCGCACCTCCTGCTGCGTGACAGTATACACTACAGCCCATCGCTCAGCACCGGGCTGAGCGTACACCGACAGTTGGGATGCGCCGGCACCTCGATGCCGTTCTCGAATGGCGAACCGAGCGCGACGATGCGCCCGTTCAGCGCGTTGCACACGGGGCAGGCCGTCGTCTCCGCGACCCACTGCATCCGGTCGACGTCCCCGCTCTCCTGCCACGCCAGCACCTGGCCGCGGCTGTACGCGTACGCCGCCTCCGTCACCGCGACCATGAAGGCGCGGTACGGCGCATCGAACGGCCGTACGGTCGTGCCGTCGGGCAGCGTCTCGGTCACGCCGCGCAGCAGCTGCGCCGCCTGGTTGTAGCTGATGCCCTCGGCATCGACGAGCGCCATCACGCGCCGCACGTCGTCGCGCGTCGTGTCGGCCACGCGGCGCACCTTCTGCGCCAGTCCGGCGATCGTCTCCTGCACGCGCGGGTTGCGCAGGTCGAACGCCGTGCCCAGCTGCACCTGCTCCCCGGCGCGCTCCCAGGCGCGCTCGAGCAGCAGCGGGTAGAACGCCCGCATGATCGTCGCGATCTCGGTGCCGTCGTCGAGCGCGCCGACCACGGTCTCGACCTGCGTCGGCGTCGGTGGCGTGTAGTCGTCGCTCATACGTTGCGCGCCTGCTCCTCGGCAGCGCGGCGCTCGGCGATCGCGTCGATCTCCTGCGCTGCCGTGCGGTACTGATCGGTGACGTAGCGGCGCAGCCGCCGGAACATCGACTCGGCCACGTCGTCGATCGGCGGTGGCACGTAGTCGGCCACCGGATGCGGCGAGCGCGCCGGCGCCTTCAGCGCGCGCGTCTCGACTGGCGTGTCGTCCGCCGGTGCCGCGGCGGGCGGCGGCGCCAGCGTCGGCATGCCGATGACCGGGCTGTGCTGCGCGTCGAGCAGCTGCACGCTCGTCGGCAGCGCATACACGTCGCCGGCATCATCGATCGGCAGCGCCAGCGCCTTGCGCGCCTCGTTGCGCGTCATGATGCCCGCGTTCCACGCGTTGATGGTGCGCTCGACGCGCGCCGCCTGGTCCTCCTGCAGCGCGGCGACCGTCGACAGGTCGTAGCGCACCACGACGCCGAAGAGGTCACCCAGCGCCGCCTGTATCTCGCCTTCCCACATGCGCCACAGCGGCACCAGCGTCTGCTGCGTGTAGCTGATGCGCGCCTCGGCGTAGTTGCTGTACGTCGAGCGGTCGAGGCCGATGCCGAGCCCGGCGACGATCGCCGGCACGCGGAACGCCGCGGCGATGTGCGCCTCGGGCACGCGCATCAGCGCGTCGAACGCCAGCTCGGCCATCGACATGCCGATGCGCGACACCGTCACGCCCTCCTCGAGCACCGCGACGCCGCCGCGCTGGTCGCCGCCGTAGCGCTCGCCCCACTGGCCCTTCATGCGGTTCACGGCCGTGTCGTCGAGGATCGTGCCGACCGGCGTGGTCAGCACCACGCGCGGCATCGCGTCGTTCTTCAGCAGCGCCCGGACGTAGCGCATCGCCTCGTTGGTGGCGTCGACCTCCGCGGCGACGGCGACGAGCGGCGGCAGCGCGACCCACGGCTGCTCGAGGTCGACCGACGGCCAGCGGATCTGGATGACGTCCTCGACCGGCACCGGCAGCTCCGTGCCGTCCGCGTTGACGTAGTCGTAGCGCGCGATCCACATGCGCGCATTGGGATCACTTGCGGGCACCGGCACCATCTGCCCGGCGTGGTACGGCCACAGCTCGACCGGCGTGCCGCGCCGATCGCGCACGACGTGGATGTAGGCGCTGCCGCCGACCGCAGCGTACACCGCCAGCAGCGTCCAGAACTCGCGCTGCGAGTGCATCGCGTTCGGTCGCGCCAGCAGTCGCGCCAGCGGCGAGCTGCCCATCTCCTCGCCCTGCTCGTTGTAGCAGCGCATCGCTGGCTCGACGAGATCGAAGGCGAGCGTCGAGACGCACGAGAACACCGCGGCGTTGCGCCGGTAGCCGTCGCGCGACAGCGCGCGCCACGACGGCTCCAGCACCGTGCTGTCCAGCCAGCGCGGAACGATGCTCAGGCCGCCGGCGCGCAGCAGCCACCGCGCCAGACCGTGGCGAACTCTCGATGTGATCGACATCACCGTACCCCCTGATAGGTCGCCGCCCGCAGCAGCGGGATTGCGCCACTCACGCTATCGACCTGGTCGTCGTGTGGCCCAGCTGGGAACGCTGTGGCCTCGTCGATGAACTCCCGCACCCACGGCCCGGCGACGAGCGCGACCTTGCCGGCCTCGGCCCGCGCCGCCCACGGCATCGCGCGCTGGATCTTGTCGCCGCGAGGCGCGACGCCGCGCAGCGTGACGCCCGCGAGCTCGCGATCGCGGCGCAGCTCCTGCAGCGCGGCCAGGCCGTGCATGGCCTGCTCGACGGCGTGGATCGTCTGCGGCTCGCGCAGCATGGTCTGCACCATCACGCCGCGCGCGTCGGGCCACTCCCAGCGGCCCCGCACCATGTCGCGCACGTACAGCGTGCCGTCGTCGGCCATCGCCACCGCAGCGCTGGCGGTGTAGTCGGCGCTGCTCTTCGTCGACGCGGCGAGGTCCCAGTACCGCACCCAGCGCAGCCCCGGCGGCGCGGCGTCGATCACGCGGAACCACGCCCGGCGGAACATCGCGCCGTCGGGCTCGACGAACTCCCCGCCGATCTCCTGCGCCGCGAAGGTGCTGGTGTACGACGCCTCGAGCGTGGCCACGAAGTCCGACGGCAGGTAGGGGTTATCGCGCGAGCTGCTGCGGATCAGCGCGTAGTCCGGGCCCGCCGCCTGCCACGTCTGCCACACCCAGTTACGTCCGCGCGGCGTCGTGGTGATCCACGCACGGCCGGGGGCGACGCGCAGTCGGCCCAGCATGATCAGCCACACGTCGTGCGGCATCATCGCCGCCTCGTCGAGCCAGAACCACGACAGGTTGGGGCCGCGCAGTCGGTCGGGATCATCGGCGCTGCGGAACAGGATGGTGAGCCCGTTGATGAGCTCCATGCGCATCTCGGTGCGATGCCACGACTTGACGATGTTCCCGCGCTGCGCCAGGTCGGCGACGCTGCGCAGCGTCGCGTCGCGCAGCATCGGGTAGGTCGGCGCCAGCACCATGCCCACGCCGGGCGGCTGGCGCAGCGCCTCGACGGCGCCGGCGCGGGACTTGCCGCTGCCCACGCCGCCGACGAACGCGCGGTACCGCGCCGGCGATCGCCAGAACGTCCGCTGCGGGCCGGTGGCGCTGCTGTGCCGCAGCACCACCTCACGGTGTGTCGTCGCCGATGTCGATGACAATCTTCGTCTCGCTGTGTACCGTCTGCTCGATGTGCTCGCGCTGGCCGAGCACGCACTTGCCCAGCCAGATCAGCATCGTGTCGCTGCCGTCGCGGGCGCGCTGCAGCTGCAGCGTGCGGATCTGCTGGTGCAGCTCGGCACGCCCCAGCTTTAAATAGGCGCCATAACGGCGCAGCAAGGTGTTCTCAGACACGCCGGCCAGCACCGCGATGATGCTATCGCTGTGGCCGAGCGACGCCAGCTGCTGCACCTGCTCCTCGTCCAGTTTCAAAGGCTTGCGTGGTCGAGCCATGATGTCCTCGCGTTCCTGATCCCATGCCACGCGCGCAGTGATGAGCACGCCCGCGCCGTGTCCTCACGATATCCCCGGCCATGAGATCGGGGCGGTCTTGGTTGAGCACGGTCTCACGGATCTGCGCGATGCGTCGCGTCGATGCGCGCCAGATCGGCGCGCTGCATGGTGCGCGTCAGGCCCGCCGCCGCTGCCGCTGCGGCGATGCCCTCGAGGATGCGCGTGGCGATCCCGGCGGCGTCGAGCGGCGCGCCGCTTGCCGTCGCGATCAGGAACGCCGACAGGATACCGGCAGTCAGCGACACCAGCACCACCAGCCAGGGTTCGATGTCAGGGATGGCCAGCTTCGCGAGCTCGACGAGATACCCGGTGACCAGCGCCGCGCTGCTGGCGGCGATCACGCTCTCCATGACGTCCTCCTACGGGATCAGCCAGCGCAGCAGCGCCGTCAGGACGATCGGCATGA